GGTGGACATTGACAAGCCGTTCAAAGTCGATGGCGAAGAAATCATGTTTCCCGGCGATACTTCCGCACCCGGCTATCTCGTGTATAACTGCCGCTGCACGACGTCTGCGGTAGTAGATGGCGTAGATACCTCATCGGCGCAGAGACGCGCCAGAAACGCCGGTACTGGGCGGAATGAAGTTATTTCGGACATGACCTATTCCGAGTGGGCAGGGTGGAAGAAGCAACTTAAAAAAGCAGCAAAGCCGTCTTTTACCCCCGCTGCATCTATTGAAGAAGCGCAAAAATACGCCGAAAAATACGTTAACGATTACAAGAGCAAATATACTGGAAAAATTGACTATAAGGGAATCGACTTGCAATATGCTAATGAGATGAACAGGGCATTAACCGAAGTCCTTGACCAGTATGACGTTGATTATAAAATCAGAAATCTTGTTCCGTTCAATAGGAGAGAAAAACGCTTCAAGGACACAACCGCAGAAGCCGCATATCAGTGGGGGACGTGCGACCTATTTTTCAACAAAGACTATTTGAAAAGTCAAAAAGCAATGGCGGCTCATGTAAAAGAATATCGTGATTTGCTGGAAACAGTAATGCCTAATATTGACATCGCCATTGAAAAGGCAAAGCAAAAAACAGGTTTTGGAGCAGAATTACAGTTGCGATATGTACAAGCACTTAAGGCGACCGGAAGAACAAACGTGAATGAGCCGGATGCTTACGGCTCTATGGTCCATGAGTTAGGCCATTATCTTGATGACCGTGTTTTCAAAAAGGCAGAGAAAGAAATTGGATTTGATTTATCGTCCAGTTTTGAAAAGTATTCCGGCAAAATTTCAGCTTATGCGACCAGCAACAAACAAGAATATGTGGCAGAGAGTTTTGCGGCGTATTGGAACGGAGAAAAAGATATTCTCGACCAAGAACTTGTAAAAATCTTTGAGAGGAGTAAGAAAAATTGAAAGACGGGGAATACATCATTGACGATTTTCTTGAACCGCTTAGAGAACTGGTAAAGGGGATCAAAATATGAGCGTTGAGATTCAAGACCACAGTGCGGAGGTTTCCGCTGAGATCAAAGCGGCGATTCTTCGCGGGCTTGAAAAATGCGGGCTGGTGGCAGAGGGATATGCGAAAAAGCTGTGTGACGGATTTAAAAATCCGACAGGCATCCTGCGCAACAGCATTACCCATGTGGTAGACGACGGCGAGCCCGCGGCGTACATCGGCACGGATTCCGAGCACGGCGAGTACGTTGAATTAGGTACCGGCATTTATGCCGAGGGAGGCGGAGGACGGCCTACGCCGTGGGTGTATCAGGATGAAAAAGGCAACTGGCACTACACGCGAGGCAACAAGGCACAGCCATTTTTGAAACCCGCTGCCGCCGACCATGCGGGACAGTACCGGGACATTCTGGAAAGCGAGCTGAAAAATGGATAACGAGACCATCAAGGCCATTGAAGCCATTATCAAGCGCGGCAACGATGTAGAAATCCGCCGCAAGGGTGACGGGTACATCGTTTTAGAGGTCAAGAAAACAATTAAATACAGCACTTCCGCGCAATAGGGCGCGGGAAAGGGCAATAGGAGCCAACTTGTAAGGATTTTTTACAGGTTGGCTCTTTTTCTTTTGGTAAAACCCGCGAAGCATAGCGGTTTTTATACAACGTTCGCCCCCGAAGAATTGGGGCCAAGGAAAAGGAGAACGAATAACATGGCGAAATTTACGAGAGCGGAAATCAGAAATATTCTCGGCGAGGCTTGCACCGAAGAGATCGAAAATCGCTTGGTTGCGCTGCATCTGGGCGTGGTCGACCCCCTCAAGGACGATCTTGCAAAGTACAAGGCGGACGCGGAGAAGCTGCTCGTCGTCCAGAAGCAGTTGGACGACCTTAAGGCAGCGGGTGACGGCGGTTATAAGGAGAAGTACGAGAAGGAACACTCGGCCTTTGAATCCTTTAAGACCGACATCACGGCAAAGGAAAGCAAGGCGGCAAAGGAAAAGGCCGTGCGCGCTTACTTTGAGAGCAAAAACATCACCGGTGCGAATCTCGACCTTGCGATGCGCGGCTGCGGCGAGGAAATGGCCGCATTGGAGCTGGACGGCGAGAAGATCAAGGACACCAAGAGCCTTGATGCGCTCGTAGACGGAACCTACAAGGGACTTGT